ACAACAAGAAAAAGAGGTCTTGGTGGTGCATTAGAAGTATTTGGTAATGCATTAGGTCCAGCAGTAAGTAACTATGCTGTAATGAAACTTAAACAAAACGAATTAGAAAACAAATCTATGGAAACCTATTTAGGTTATGCCTTAGATGAGATGAAATTATTTAACGAAGCTGCAGCTGGTGAACCATTTGATGGTGAACTAGGTGTTGTGCAATTTATTGATGATCAGGGTAACATAAAAAATGTTAAAGGAAGAGAAACTAAAGCAGGCACTTTTCAGATTGCTACAGGTCAAGTAGGACCACAAGGTAATGAAATTTTTGCATCCATTTCAAGTCAAGCAAATATTCCAGGATTTGGTAAAGTTAATAAATTTTTAGATAATAAAACAGTAAACACTGAAACAATTAAACTTGGTGTAACTTTATCTAATAGATACAAAACATTTAAAATTACCAATGACGTATTAGATACAATAGCTAAATTCCCTAAATCTGTTGGTCCAGGTGGTGTTATTAATTTGTTTAAAACACGTGTTGGATCTGCATTGTCTGATTTAGGATTTTCATATGGTAGATCAAAAGAGGAAGCTAGGGCAACAGCTGATCTTTACAGAGCTGAAATAGAAGCTTCTGATTTACCTGAAGAAACTAAAAAAAGATTATTGAATAGCACAAAATTTAATAAAATTTATAAAGATGCAGAAAATAGAATTAAAAAGGCAGCTAAGGGTAGAGGAGAAGAAGTAGATTCAGAAACTTTAGAATCATTAGCCGTTGCAGAAACAACATTGGTATATGCATTAGCAAATTCATTTAAAGATAAAGATAGATTAACTGCTAGAGACGTGGCAGCAGCAGAAAAACTTGTAAACTTATTTACAGTAACAAGAGGTTCTGAAGCAGTAGAGGCATCAATCAGAGCGATTGGTAAACAACTACAAGATGACATCATAAGATATGAAAACGATTACAGAAGAAATGGTGGTCTTGAAAGAACTCTACAAAATATGAGACAACAAAATCAATTTAGATTGACAGGAGGCGGAACTATTACAGATCAATTTATTAATACTTTAGATGAAGCTGGTTTATTAGAGGAGTTTAATAAAAAATAATGGCTACTTTAGAACAATTACAAGAACAATTAGATAACAGATCTTTAGATCCATCTACTCTTTCAAATAAACAAAGAAGAATTATTGATGAGTTAATTAGTAGAGGTAAATTAAAAGGACCTACTACCTCACAACTTACGGAACAAAGACAAGAAGCAGCTCAAGATATTGCAAGAGAAGAAGAGTTTAGAAGAGATCCTATTGCAACAGCACTAGCTGCTGAAGATTCATTTTTCAAAGGTAGACCAACAGCAGTATTTGCTGGTGATATTACTGGAAGTATTACTCCTTATCTAATGATGAGAGAAAAAATTTATGGTGCTGCAAAGTCAGGTAATCTTTGGAAAAAAGGTCCAGGTAAAATGGCGCAAGTTGCAGCTGGTGTAGCAGATAGATTACCAGGTAGATTAAAATTATTAGGAGGTGCATTCAAATTATTAGGAAGAGTTGCAGATTTACCAGCTAAAGTAGTACAAAGTCCATTAGGTAGAGCAGAAATTTACTCAATACTAGGTGGAACAGCAGGAGCGGGAGCAGGTTCAATTACATATGATATTTTAAACGAACAAGCTGGAACATTTATAGCATCACAAATCTCAGATCAATTTGCAGATCTTAAACCAGGAGAAGTAGATGCAGATATTACATTAAATGCATTAAATGAAATGAAGTCAGCATTGATGTGGAATGCTGGTGCATCACTACTTACACCATTAATTACAGGACCATTGGGTAAAGCAGGTAAAAAACTATTTGGCACAACAGGTCCAAAACAAAAAGAACTTGCAGAATATGCCAGAGACAAAGGATTACCTATTCCATTAATTCAAGCAATGAATGACGGACCGTTAACAGATGTTGGAAAAGGCTTCTTTAAAACTGTTGGTGTATTCCCTTTCATAGGTCCAATAGCTAATCAAGCTTTTCAAGGTGCAGAACAAAAAGCAGGTAAAATGTTCTTAGATCAATTAACAACGTATGCACCTTTGATGAAAACAGGTGCACTATCACATTCTATTTATAACCAAGCAGCAAAAGTATTTAATGATAATATGGATTTAATTGGTGCTAAATACGATGCATTTGAAAGATTAGCTGATACTATTGGTAACCCAGCTATTATTAAATTAGATAAAACTGTAGCTAAAGCGCAAGAGTTAAGACAAGCATTTGCACAAGCTTTTCCTGATACTCAAAGATCAATTCAAGCAAAGAATATTGATGAAACTCTAAAACAATCTGGTGACCCTATTAATTTATTCTATGATGCTATGGATGCTATTGGAACTAATGCAATTACACCAAAACAATATAAAGGTGTAATTCAAATGTTAAATAATGCAATACAAGGTACAGATTATAGAACATTAGGAAGACAATTATTTATGATTAGAGAAGCTTTAGAAAATGATTTTAATGCTTTTGGTGCTAATCTTACAAAGAATGCTTTTTTACAAGATCCAGGATTAAAAGCTACATTCGATGGTTTAGCTAAACAAAGTCCTGAAAGAGCAGAAGCATTCATACAACAAAACATTAGAAATGGTGAGAAGTTAAGAGATAAACTTTACGATGCTAACGCAACATTCAACAAAGTATTAAATATGTATACAACACCAGCTGCTGCTAGATCATTACAAAAGTTTGATAGAACATTATTTACAAACAAAGGTACATTTGGGATTGTAGGAAGAGAAGCCCTACCAAGAGATTTATTATTCTCAACAATGGAAAGAGATGTATTTCAATCTAATTCGCCTGAAGCTTTAAAAAGTTTTAAAACATTAATTGGTGCTGAAGGTAAGTACGCTACAGAAAGTGGTAAACAATTATTTCAAGCAGCAAAAGCTAGATATATGTTCAATGCATTTTTAGATTCTTTTGATTCAGCAACAGCTCCACAAGCAAAATCAGTATTTAGAGATACAATTGATTTAGCCCCAAGTGTGAAAGCTGGCACAGAGTATGCACAAGATGTTATGGAGAGATTGGGTACAGATTCAATTGAACAAGCAAGAGGTTTTAGAATTGAAGATGTAAGAACAGGTAATGGAGTATTTGATGTAAAAGATATTAGATTCTCTCCTGAAGACTTTGCACAATTTAATATTAATAAGTTTATGAACAAACTTGGTATTGGTAAAGCAACAGAAGACCTTGGTCGAGATAAGATGGTAGAGATGTTAGGTAAAGATGGTGCTAAACAATTCTATGGTTTCACTAATTACATGAAATCTATTTCAGATATTCCTGTATCGGATACATCCACATTCTTACAAAGAAGATTCACATTAGGATCATTAGGATCTGTAGCTGGTGGTATGTTTATTGGTGGTGCAGCTTTTGCTGTGAACCCATTTGCACCTGCAATATTTTTATTATTAGCAAGAAGAGCAGGTTTAATGCTTACTGACCCTACTGCATTAAGATATATGAACGATGCATTATTACCCGAAGAACAAATTAAATTATTAAAAGGACAATCTATTGGTGAAGCTCAAAAAGGTTTGTTTGGCACTACAAGAAAATTTACTGGTAGAAGTATTAATCCAAAACTTACAGCTGTAGGTTTAACTAGAAAGAGAGATGCTTTTGCTAGATTATACAATTACTTTGCAGATCAAGAACAAGATTTACCAAGAGTAGATCCAAGAACAGTTGATCCAAAAGAAATACAACAAAGATTATTAAACTTATCTTTTCAAGTACCACAACCTATTTACGATGATAAGAATTTACCAAAAGATGTTGTTGAAACAATGTTTGCTGGTGACTTTACAAAATCATCAGGTAACAAAGCACTTGATAATGACATGGTGGCGTATTTAGATCAAACAGTAAAAGCTGATGAAGACACAATGATTGAGCAAGCTCAAAGAGACCAAGAAGCAGATGATCCAAGTGTTACTGCAGATCTTCAATTACAACCTGCATTCGGTCAACCACAAATGGCACAAACACCACAAGTTCCACAAGGTCAAGCTACAGCTCAAGATGTTCAAGCTTTATTTCCATTTGATACAACAGCGCAAGCTATAGCACAAAGGAGAACGAATCGTGGCTAACGGAAAAGATCCAAGAACTACTGGTGAGCATATCATTGCTTTGTATGGCCATATCTCAGGTCTTAAAAAACAACAAGATCATATGCATAAAGGTCTTGATGATGTAAGACAAAAAGTAAATTGGTTCTTCGTTGCACTAGTTGGTGGTATGGGTGCAATTATTTTGACATTGGTAAATTTATTAGCTAATTAGTGTAATGTCACTAATTAAGATTAACAAAAAATATCCTTACAAAAAACATAATCGATTTCAATCAGAGACAGGTAGAAAGTATTTAGTAGATGAAGCTTCTGTTCCAAGTGTAACTACAATATTATCAGCCACAAAAGATAGAAAGCATTTAGATGATTGGCGTAGAAGAGTGGGTAATGCTGAAGCTGATAGAATAATGAACAACGCATCAACTGTGGGAACTGAGATGCATAGAGTATTAGAGTTTTATTATAATGGTGAAAAATATTTC